GCCAGTCTTCAGCAACAAATTTCTAGTTCGGTACATTTTAATAACAACGGTACTTGTGCTATTCCTAATGCTTATGTTAGGTTGTACAACGCAAGTGCAATTGGTCAAGCCTCAGCCCCCAGCAGCCTTGATGGTGCCTCCACCTCCCTTGACCTTGCTACCATCCTCAGCGTCGCAGCTGAAAACAACTCCAAATACCTCAAAGTAGCTCAGCAGCTTAGAGAACTTCAAGCGTTCGAAAACGCCAAGTAATCCCCTTAAAAAAGGAGCTGTATGAATAAAAGGCTATTTTTAGCTATTTGGTTGTGCACACTTATTTGGGTACTGCAAAATACCCCAATAATGCAAAATGTGGAACAACAAATCGTGGCTATTACAAAATCAACATTTGACTTTATTACCCATTTTGAGGGTAAGCGTAACAAGGCATATCAAGACTCAAAAGGCTTATGGACTATCGGAGTGGGTCATCTCATCAAATCCGATGAGCAATACCTATTGCACGCTACCCTAACAGATCAACAAGTAGAAGACCTGTTTAAAAGCGATTTAAAGTGGTGTGACGCCGCTGTAATGAATTCGGTGAGGGCTCCCCTTAACCAGAACCAAATGGACGCCCTATACAGCCTTTGCTTTAATATTGGGGCAGACCATTTTAAACGTTCCGAAGTAGTCCAGCATATTAACGAATTGGACTATACCAAGGCGGCTGATGCCTTTTTAAATTGGAGTAATCCGCCAGTTTTAAAGACACGCCGGCAAAAAGAAAGAGAATTGTTTTTAAGCCCAATTTAGGGCATATTTTGTTGTTTTTGTGCATTAATATTAATAGGATCTGATCAATCCGATTAACCATTTAACCTATAGGAAATCACCATGGACGGCTTCAAACAATTACCCAAAATGCAATGCTTCAAAGAAAACGGCGCAGTCAAAACTAAAAAGATGTGCTACGGCGGCAAAGCCATGAAAAAAGGCGGCGAAGTTAGCAAGTCTGATATGGAGCAAGATAAAAAGCTCATCAAAAAAGCATTTAAGCAACATGATGAAGCTGAGCACGACAAAGAGCCAACTGAGATCAAACTCAAAAAAGGTGGTCGCGCTAAAAAAGAAATGGGTACTGTTCGTAAATATAAAGACGGCGGCGCAGTTGGTGTTTATGGTGCTAAGAAAAAATCTGGTGATCTAGACAGCATCGAAAAAGCAAAAGACATCAAGCCAGCTAAAGCTGCTGCTCCTTCACGCGCTTCTGAAAAGCCAGCTTTTAAAGGCAGCGATGTCTCTACAGAAAAGAGCAAGCCCGCTGGCCATAAAGACCCTTACATCAAAAGCAAAGAGTCTGGCAAAGCAGCTGCGGCCCCATCAGGCGCTAAAGGCGGCCCTAACAAGTATAAGAAGGGTGGTGGCGTAAAAAAGTTTGCAGCCGGTGATTCGACCGGCACACCTAGTTTCCAAAAAGACCCATACGCTGCTCAAGACGCGTTAGACCGTCAAGACAACATGGCTACCCGCGAAATGATCGCCGGTCCAGCACGTCGTTTGAAGAACTACATTGCCGGCAAACTATCTGGCTTAAGCCCAATGAACGCTGCTGTTAGCGGTGTTGGTGCGCCTAATCCAGCACAATTTGCACCACAACCACAGCAGCAGCAAGCTGCTCCAACAATGCAACCAGCTATGCCTGCACAAAAGCGTGGTGGTAAAGTTAAAAAGGCTTGCTAATATGCCAATCAAATCAAAAGCTCAATTAGGCGCAATGTATGCGGCAGCCGAAGGTAAGTCCACCATCGGCATTCCTAAAAAAGTTGGCAAAGAGTTTGTTAAAGCTGGTAAAGCAAAACCCAATCTACCCAAAAAAGTGACTAAGCGCGCGGCCGGAAGAGGACGATAACATGAAAGACTTTAAACAAAACGTCAAGATGGCTTGTGAAGGTAGTCATTATCAAGCAGGTGGCAAAGTTAAAAAGATGGCCGATGGCAAATTGTCTGGTGCATTAAGCGATAAAGATGTAGCTAATCAGCTTCGTGAATTCCAAAAATCAGGCAAAAATGTTGATCCGGGAATTGCTCGTTCATCATCCAAACCCTATGTCAATATGGATCCCGGAATGAGCAGAGAGCCAAGTAATACAATTAACGTTCCGGGAGTTGGTACAGCTCCAAGACCACCCGCACAATTGACTCCTGACGGCAGAGCTATGTTGCTTAAAAAAGGCGGTAAAATTAAACGCGGAAAGAAGTAACCCATGGCTTATAGCAATACAACTGGTCAAACACAGATTAATGTTGACCAGTTAATTTCCTATGCATTTCGTGATGCTGGTAGAACGGCAGAAGAAATTACGCCTGAGTATATTGGAGCAGCTAAGCAAGCATTGTTTTACAACTTGCAAAACCTATCCAATCGCGGCGTTAATTTGTGGCTATTGGAAAACCAATTGTATGGTGCTTTAACAGCGCAGCAACAATTGGTTTTGCCAAAAACCACCATCGACGTTCGCGAAGCCAACTGGGTTTATATCATTAACTCCACAGCGGCTGAATACCTCCCTGCTGACAATCCAGAATCGCCAGCAGTATTTGCGCAAAATATTGAACTGGTATCTACTTCAACGGTTAGCGAAAACTATTTTGGTTTGCAGTATCAAGGCTCCAATCCTGTTTTTTATGTTGGCTTTAATGCTTACGCACCAGCTGGCGAAACAGTAACGTATAACTTTGCTTATGAAGTATCTAACGATGGAATTAACTGGACAACCGTTCAGCAATTCCCATCAGTTACCATGACTGATAAGCAGTGGCAATACTATAACATCAGTACTACGCCACCCTATCTATATTATCGTTTGCGTGAGACTGTAGCTACTACATTCTCAATCCGTCAGATTGTATTTTCAACTAGCCAGCAAGTAATTCCATTAGCGCGCTTAAACCGCGATGATTACTGGAACTTACCAAACAAACAATTCCCATCAGTACGTTCATTACAGTATTGGTTTGATCGTACGATTGAGCCATCGATGTATTTATGGCCAGTACCCAACAACGACTTCCAGATGTTTCAGCTAGTTGTTGAAGTGCAGATGCAAGATGTGGGATCATTGACCAATCAAATTTATGTACCAGATCGTTGGATTAACTGCGTACAAAAACAACTATCACACAGCTTGGCAATGCAGCTACCCGGCATTGATTTGCAGCGTATCCAGTACTTAGAAGGTCAAGCTGAAAAAGCATTCCAGCAAGCCAGTGACGAAGAACGCGATAAGTCACCAATTTACTTCCAACCTAATATCAGTTACTACACAAGGTAATCTATGTCAGTAATAATGACCTACGACAGTTTAGTGCTGAACATCCAGCAATATATGGAGCGGGATGACGCCGACTTTATTGCACAAATTCCCAATCTTATCGCTTTGGCAGAATCATCGATCGCGGCTGAGTTAAAGACCTATTTGCAATTGATTGTTGTAGAAACCAGTTTAGCAACCAACCAAACTATTTTAAATAAGCCGTCCCGTTGGCGTAAAACGGTTTCTATGAAAATCAATGGCGAGCCTATTTTGTTACGCAGTCAAGACTATGTGTCTCAGTATTTAGCTGAGTCTAGTAACGGCCAACCGCTTTACTACGCCGACTATGATTATAGCAACTGGAACTTTGCGCCAAAACCAGATACAGTTTATCCAGTAGAAATTATTTACTATGCTGAAATTCAGCCATTAGATGCAAGCAACCAACAAAACTTGTGGACGCAGATTGCCCCACAAGCTATGTTGTACGGCGCTTTATTACAAGCTCAAGGTTATTTAAAAGCATTAGATAAGCTGCCAGTTTGGAAACAATACTACACAGACGCGCTTCAAGCACTCAAAAAAGAAGACAATACTCGTCGCGTGGATCGCAACACTTCGGTTCAGGAACCTTAATAAATGACCACACCAGTCTACACATCGCCCTTTACAGGAACTGTTGTTACTCCAACAGATGTATCCTATTATGCACTCTCTTTCGGTTCTCCAACACCACTCTATTGGCCAGCTATTGTTAATCAAGGAATTGGTCAAGTTCCTGCTGCTCGTATTATCGATTGCGTTTGTACTAGTGCTAACGCCAATGCTGCTATCATTACTTTACCAGAAGCAGATCAAGGCACGGTTGGCGCGGATATTTTGTTCCGCAATTTGGGAACAAATACTTTTACAATTAAAGACTATTTGGGCGCAAACTCCGTTAGCGTACCAATGGGTATTAGTAAGTATTTTTATCTTACTAATAATACAACTGCCGGTGGTGTTTGGAATAACGTCACATTTGCGGCTGGTACATCTTATGCAGATGCGGCTACTTTAGCCGGAGCTGGTTTAACTACTTCTAACGGTAAATTAGCTGTAACTGAAAACGTAGTCGATGTAACATCTTCTCCCAATATCACTGATGCAAGCCGTGGTGCTACCTTTAACTGGGGAGCTGGTGGTGGCACATTTACTCTTCCTCCAGTACAAAATTTATCAACTGGTTGGTGGATTGGTTTCAGAAATAGTGGATCTGGTTCATTAAACATTTATGCCACATCACCAAATTCAATTAATGGTAACAGCGAGATTGTTGCCAATCCGGGTGATTCTGGTTTTATTTTTTACGATTCTATTAGTGGCGGGTTCATTACTGTTGGTTGGGTGGCCCCGTCAG